CATAACGCTTCGCGATCTCCTTGGTAGCACGCGTGGTTAGGAGCATTTCATACTCCCGATTGCCTATTCGGATCATCGCGCCTCTGTCGTTTTCCATTTATTTAACCCTCCGCTGCAAATGTCGGCTCGTAGACCTGCGTGTACCAACCCGAGATCGTCGCCGCCGGCACGCTCGTATCGTCCTCATTGACCTCCGCTTTCCACGGATGCTTACCTTGACCGTCCAGCTTGTTGCGCCGGATGATCGTTCCTTCGATCGACGGGGTCGAGAATGTAATGTTGTCGCCTTTCGTCTGCAGGTTCGTCGCAGGGATGCCGAATACGACCCGATAGAGCCAGAAATACCGGTACTTGCCGTTGCTCTTCTTCGCGCGGAAGCCGATCGCGACCGGTTGGCCACCGCTCTCGCTCTGGGAAACCAGCACCTTGTTATCGTCAATCTGCGAGCCGGTAAGATCGCTTGCCACCGCCGCGCCAATATTGTCGATTCCCAGCGTCAGCGTGCCGCTCTTGAATTCCTTGACCACCTCAGCCGCGCCATCGTCGGCGTAGAGCGTCGCTTCGTTGATGTCGATCTTCAGTTCCGCCGACATCGCCTTGGCGAGCAAAACAGGGGCGGCATACGTCTCGTCGCCGTTCGCGCCCTCGGTGATCTTCGCGTAATACAATTTATCCAGTCCTATGGTTGCCATCTATTCTTCCTCCATGTACTCCTTCGCCACATCGATGGCAAAGTGGTGATAGCCCGTGTCCTCTTCCAACCCGATATATCGCCGTTCCGATACTAGAAATCCCGCCGAAAGCAGCAGTCGAACAAGCTGTCGTTTCTTAGCGTTGTAGTTTCCCTTTGAAAAGAGCGACAGCCGTGCCTCCTCGATGTTCATGCCTGGGGAGTTATCCGAAAACAACTCGAAATGTTCCGAAATCGGCGTGATCACGACATACTCGTCCGGCGCTGCAGCAGAGAAAACGCCGGTCTCCACAGGAAGCCCGGCGCTCTCGACGATCGTATTCAGTTCTTCCAACATACTCATGGGAGATCCAGTTCCTTCTTTAGCACCGTCTGCATCGCCTCAATGCACGGCTTCCGGCTTGAGGATTTCGTTTGCTTCAAAAACGGTTTCGGTGGCTGCCCATGCTTGCCGTATTCCAATACATTGGCGAGCATGGCGTTGCTCACATCGCCGCGCCCTTCCGAAAAGCCGACCTTCACGTCGAGGTTTCCATCACGGTCCAGCTTCGCGGGTGATACGCCGAGCGAAGCGGCTAGCTTACCGGTCGAGCGGGATTTGTATTTCGTCCCTCGCCCGATCGCCGCCTGCAGGTTCGATTTCATCTTTTCCATAACGACCTTGCCGCCAGCCGCGAGCGCTTTCGGAATCGCTGCGTCAAGCGCGTTGCCCATACCTACGATCTGGTTGAGGAACTCTTCCGGCATTTCTATCTTCACTTTAGCCATCCGGCGTTACCTTCTTTGCCAGCACTTCGACATACATGCCTCTGCCTTTCACATCCTCGACGGAGGTGATTTCGAATCGATCATCACTGCAGAGGATGACATGCGCTGTGGTGACGGTCAGACCCGGGATAGCTCGAAACCGGAACAAATCCGTTGCTTCGGAAAAGGCGGCACGGTTGACCCATTTCTGAGAACCTTGTCGCCCTTCCCTATATGCAAACACCGATGCAATGACTTGATCAGTCTTTATCGCGAATCCTTCGGCATCCTTCGTCGCAACTTCACGCGCAACGGAGATTAGGGTATTCATTCTACCGAAACTCATGAACCCACCTTCCAATCGCGGTCAAGTCGGAGTAGGGTGTTCACAGTGTTCCATACCTGCTGTCCCGCCTGCACATTGTCCGCGAAGAATCCGCCTGTGCTGCCGTCACGGCTTTCGTAGAAATGGGAGGCCAGCATGATCACCGCCGCTTCGGTCGTTGGCGGCATACCCGCCACTTCGTAGGTTCCGACGGTAAGGTGCTGGTAGCTCTCGGCATAGGATACTGCGGCATCGATCAAGCGCTGTAATAATTCGTCATCCGCGTCGTTGGTCAGGATTAGATTCGCCTTGACCTTATCAAGCAAGGAACTCATCGTGATTTCTCCATCAAGCGTTTACCGCTGGATCTTCTTCCATGGCACCAGCGTTTTTCAGCTTTGTCAGAAGCGCGTTGAGATCGTTTACCAGCGTCGCAACATCCGTTGCGGTACTCGCGCGCTGATTTTCCGCTTGGTATATCACGCCCGTAGAGTTGACAGTGGCAAATTCGATCGGCAAACCCACAACCATGGCGCCGTTTTGGACAACCAGAGCGCCCCCGATCACCAGTGTGTCGCCGCCATCGGTCATGTAGTTCTTACAGTTGTGCGGTCCCTCGACCGCCGGTTCTTCAACAATCTGCATCCTTGATTCCTCCTTACGCCTTCTGCTGCAGGACCTTTATCGCTTCAGGCAGGATGAGCTTGCCGTCGAGACGCTGGGATGCGAGGAAACCAACCTGCCCGGTCGTGGCGTAAAGCTCGTTCAGACGCTTGAACGTGCGGCCCTGACGATCGGCGATCCAGTAGTAGGAGAAGTCGCCGAACGCGATGGACTTGCTTCCCGCCGCGACGGAGGGCATGAACTCGCTGGTTACGATTCGGTGGCCAAGAATGGTGTCCGGCGCGTTTTCCGTGATGCCCGGTCGCCAGAGGTACTGACCGTCGCCGTCCTTGAGCTTACGCAGGAGCTTGACAGTCGTGTCATTCAGCACGAACACCGCGCCCTTGCGGTACGGCGCGCGGAGCGAGTACACGAGGTCGATCAGTTCATCTCCCGTGATCGCGGACGCGCCCGCCGTGGTAACGCCGACCTCCGCGCCACCGGTGGCATTGAGGATACCGATGGGCTTGCTCACACCGTTGCCATTGAGGAACGCGTCCTCTTCCTTGTCGCCGATGCGCTTACCGAACTGCTCCGACACATACCCTTCGATATCGAAGATGCTGTCGGAGAGCAGTTCTTCCGACACCTTGATCATGGTCGCGAGCTTGTACGCGCCAAGGACGACCTGCGAGAAGGAATCGTCCGAAAGCGGGTAGGTGCCTTCTTCGTCGACCCAGTCGGCGGTACCCTTCGAAGCGACCACCGGTATCTTCCGATCGCCGTAGCTGGTTTGAATCACATGGCAGAGCGGGCGAAGTACATTTACGTCCGTCAGCTTCTGTACCAGCGTGCGCTCAAACTCGTCGGGAACGAGATAACCGCCCTCGCTGTCGGTGCCCTCGAGCAAAGAGTTCAAAATCTCCGTTCGGGGATTCTTGGATCGAATCGCGTTCCAGAACGCCTTTCTATACTCGGCGGTCGCGCGGCCGGTCTTTTGCTCCGTATTCTGTTGCGCGGGCTTGCTGGTCAACGGATCGGCCGTGGGCTTGTTTAATTCCGCATCCAGCGCAGCCTGACGCTCGAGGCGCTCGACCTCTTTGCCGAGCGCGACGACCTCGGCTTCCATCTTTTCGTATGCGCCCGCGTCCTCGGCGGAGAGCAAGCCATCCGCGCCGCGTTTGACGTCCAGAAACGCCTTCGCGGCGTCCCATTTCTTTGCGCGGTTCTCGCGCAGTTGTAAAACTGTACTCATTCGTTTCCTCCTCAGTGTGAAATCAAAGAGAGCCGCTGATACAGCGGCTCCACAGGGTATTTCTGTTCGGTTGTTTGTGCGGGAGGTGGTTCCTCCGCAGCAGGCGCTTTGCTTGCCTGTTTTCGCTGCAGTTTGTTCAGCAGCGCGTTGGTGACCGCGCGGCGGGAGAAGCTGAATGTCACATCATCGTGCGTCGCCTGCTTCTTTTCATCTGTCAAAACGCCATCCGCGAAACCAAGCTCGATCGCTTTATTCGCGTTCATCCACGTTTCGGCGTCCATGAGGTGCGCAAGCTTCGCCCGGGACATTCCCGTTTTCAGCTCATATGCGTTGATGATGCTCTCCTTCACCTCGTCCAGCATGGCGATGGCTTTTTGCATCTCTTCGCTGTCGCCAATGGCTATCGTCAGCGGATTGTGGATCATGAGCAAGCTCGTCGGCGCCATGAGTACCTCTGTGCCCGCCATGGCAATCACCGACGCGGCAGAAGCCGCAATGCCGTCGATCTTGACCGTGATATGACCTTTGTAATCCATGAGCATGGTGTAGATCTGGCTTGCCGCCACGCAGTCGCCGCCCGGACTGTTGATCCAAATAACAACGTCACCCGTTCCGGCGTTCAGTTCGTCCCTGAACATCCCCGGGGTGACGTCGTCTTCAAACCAGCTCTCTTCGGCGATCGTGCCGTTCAATGTCAATGTTCGGGTGCCGTCCTCGTTTCGCACCCAGTTCCAGAACTGCTTCTTCAAGCGGAATCCTCCTTTTTCGTTGCGTTTGCAAACAGCCCCGCGTCCTCCAGCTTTGTCATGGCCCCGTTGATCAGGTACAGATCGCCACCAAGATCCGGCGCGATGCGATCGAGGTTTTCAAGTTCGCGGATGTCGTTCGCGCTCATCCAGCCGTTCTGCCGCGCGGTGGCATATCCGCTCATGCGCGAAGCGTAGTCGCCGCGCAGAAGCCCGTCGACGTTGAACTTTATAAAGTACGTCGGCTTTTCGCTTTCGCTGAACAGTATCCGGCACATGCTCTGTTCCCACCGCACGACCCAGGGATCGAGCGTATATTTCACGAACTCGAGTGATTGCTGTTCAATGTTACTGAACGAAGATTTCTCCAAATCCGCCAGCATATGCGGCGGGACACGGAAGATACGCGCGATCTCATTGATCTGGAACTTCCGTGTTTCCAGAAACTGTGCCTGTTCCGGTGCAATCCCAATGGGCGTGTATTTCATGCCCTCTTCAAGCACGGCGATCTTGTGCGCGTTGGCGCTTCCCTGATATGCCGAGTTCCAGCTTTCCTTGACGCGCAGCGGGTCTTTGATCGTGCCCGGATGTTCCAGTACGCCTGCCGGAGCCGCGCCGTTTGCGAAGAACTTCGCGCCATACTCCTCAGTCGCGATTGCCAACCCGATCGCGTTCTTTGCCATGGCGATTGGACTGTAGCCGATCAGGCCGTCAAAGCCGAGACCGGGGATGTGCAATACGTCCGAAGGTGAAAGAGTCACCTGAGTCGATTTTCCGAGTGTGGTCGGATCCTCCGACCCACGCTGATACAAATAAAAAAGCCGGCCGTTTTGATCAC